ATTTTAAATTTCTTGCTAAACATAAAAGGGGAATTTTTAAATCCCCCTCTTATGATAACGATATAGTTATTCATCCAAGAACTCACTCATCATTGAGGATTTACCTACAATGTTGAGTAATGCTTTAGGAACTGTACCATTTTTGTTCATGGTAACTTCCTTAGATGATAGTAATTCTATCAAGTCGAAACACTTTGTGACATTATCAAGTGCTTGAAATTGTGTGAATTTCTTAATAGTACCTGTAGTGTCTTGTGTATCTAAGATAAATGCTGTGTATCTACGTAATCCTTGAGGATTAGCCTTAGTTACATTAGCTGATTTGAGGAAAAACACATATAGTGAAGTTCCTACGATTTTTTGTGCAGATTTGAAAGCACCATAGTCACTACTACGTTTCCCTTTACCCTCTGCGATTGGTTTATCTTTGCCTTTAGACATGATAACAACCTTTCTAACACGCTAGTTACTTTAAACTAACTATAACAATGCGTATTAAAGCGTAATTTATGGGGTTGTCATATTGAGTTGGGGGGTGCCTTTAGGGGGGAACCCAAGGAGATTGACAAGTTAGAAATTATGCTATCGTTCACGCATCTATATATCTCATCAACGAAGTTGACACAATACAATAACATATCAACATACGATACTCTTTGCAACGATACACGACAAGGGAACACAAACATAAGACAAAGCAGTACAAACAATATCAATCAAGGGGGGGTATATTCCAAACTAAGACACATAGAGACAACACAACACATAGAGTACAACGAATAATGTAATACAAAACATAGTACGTAAAACCTGTAACCTTTGCACCGCACGTATATCATAGGCACGTAAAGTTGGGGTTTAACATGGGGTGGCACATCTTATGTAACGTTATACCTCAGAATATTATTGGTAAATCTCTTTCTATAAAGAAGGCAGAAGAAGGACTTCAGCAGTAATAGGAAGGGACTTGTAAAAGGAACTACGACTAAAGTCCTTGTCCTGCTTTCTCGTGTTGGGCGTGAGCGGGCATAGATAGAGGTAGGCTTGAATAATTATTGTTTAAAGGTCTTGGGTACTGAGTTTGCCTTTCTAGTTTATACTGCCACGTATCCTCAGCTTTTAGAGTCCCGGTCTCTCCTTTACCTGTTCCTTTTACTTGATAATTAGTATTTGTCTACTTACCTTAGCATACTTATAGAATAAAGCAAAAAGTCTCTCTTGCGAGAGACCCTTTGCCGAAAGGAGGATAACCATGAATAAGAAATATCCTGCTATTACTATAGCATAAAACCACAAGATGTTGTAGTATATTTTTATAATATGCCAAATATAGTATGTGAACTTCCTGATTGTAATAATAAATTACCTAAAGGACAAAGAAAATATTGCTCTAAACAATGTAAATGGAATAGAGATAAACGTGTGCAGCGTGCTAAAGAAGAAGGCAAAGAATATTTAATAGAACAAAAAGAAATCAATAAATCTCCTACTTACTCTAAAGATAAAGAAGGTAGAACCTCTCCTAGACGTGGACCTCTCTATGAAAAATTTATATCGCTAGGCTACGCAAGGGATTTAACTGAAGAACGCATTGAACAGGCGGAAGTGGCAGAAGACATGAAATGTACCGTGGCTCATGTATCTCGAATGTGGGCTGCTTATAAAGAGGATATGGCTCGTGAGATAGAACAGGCTGAGTGGTCAGTACCTGAAGAAGCAAAAAAATCATTAAAATCTTTTTCCAAGTTTCGTAAACGTTATTTCTTGACAGAGAAAGGCGTGCCATTTCAGACAGCACCTTTCCATACAAATTGGATTAAAAACATACTTAAGGCTATCAAAGACGGTGGTCAGTTACAAATACTAAGTCCACCTAGACATGGCAAGACAGAACTACTAATACACTTTTGTATTTGGGAAATATGTAAAAATCCTAACATACGTATTATGTGGGTAGGTGGTAACGAAGATATTGCTAAAAACTCTGTAGCATCTGTACTTGACCAACTAGAAACAAATGAAAAACTTGTAGAGGATTTTTGTGGACCGGGTGGTACTTTTAAACCTGCTACACGTACAGGTAAGTCATGGTCACAAACAGGCTTTACTGTAGCTACTAGAACAGTATCAGGTATTAAATCTCCTACTATGGTTGGTATTGGTAGAGGTGGTAAGATATTGTCACGAGATTGTGATTTAATAATTGCAGACGACATTGAGGACCATAGTTCTACTGTGCAACCTTCTGCTAGAGAACATACAAAGAATTGGTGGACAACAACTCTAGGTTCACGTAAAGAGGAACATACAGCAATTGTAGTTATTGGTTCTAGACAGCATCCTGAAGATTTATATAGTTCTTTATTAGATAACCAAGCATGGGAAAATATAGTAGAAGAAGCACATGACAGTAGTTGTCTAATACCTGCAGCAGATGTAGAAGAACATTATGATTGTATGCTGTGGTCAGGATTTAGAACTTACAAATGGCTAGAGTCAAGAAGACAAGACTCTATGACTACAGGTGGTTTACAAAGATTTGAAATGGTATATCTTAATAAAGCTATAGCAGGTGGGTTACAAATTTTTAATCCTGAATCTATAGAGGCATGTAAACAGTACGATACAGCTATAGGCGTAGTTCCAAATAATTCTTATTTAGTTGCAGGACTTGACCCGGCAGCTACAGGTTATCAAGCTGCAGTTTTATGGGCAGTTACCTTTGAACCTTTTAATATGATTTTAGTAGATATAGATAATCAACACGGTGGCGGTATAGACCAAGCATTAAGAGTTATACAAGAATGGAAACAGAAATATGATTTATACCATTGGGTTATAGAAGAAAACAACTTTCAAAAAGCTATTAGACAGGACACAAGAATTAAAGAGTATTGCAATATGAACGGTGTAATACTTGAAGGACATGAGACTTATAAAAATAAATGGGACCCACAGTTTGGTGTTACAGCTATGGCTAGTTTGTTTGAAGATAACAAAATAATTTTGCCTTACGGCAATCCTGAATCACAAAGTAAAGTAGACCAATACAAAAAACAATTAATTTATTTTGCGTCTAAAGGACAAAAGAAAAATAAAACTGTAAGTGACATTGTTATGGCTAGTTGGTTCCCAATGAAAGTTATAAGGCGTATAAGTAAGACATCTTATGCTAGTATGGAATATGATTATGAACCAAGTTATTATGGTTTTGAAGAAACAGATATGAACGAAGCACCGTGGTGATATGAAAGTAGACAATATTATAGATAGAGTAGTGGAACTAAAAGCACTACACGACAAAGCAATACCTGACAGAGATAAATTTAGAAGAATAATTAATGGAGGTACAGAAGGTATACAAGCATTACTAGGTGCTAACGCTGCTATGGGTAGCGGTGATTTACCTGCACCTAACTTGTTATTATCTGCTTTAGATAGAATTGCACAAAAGATTGGTAGAGTACCTAACTTAGAAATACCATTGTCTGTAAACAAAGATAGCGTTAGAGCTAAAGATAGAAGAGACAAGCTAGAAAGAATTATACACGCATATGATGACCATCAAGATTTACATATGCAATTACCACAAATAGGTAGATGGTTACCGGGTTATGGATTTGTAGTTTGGACTATACAAACTAAACATGACCCTAATGGTAAACCATATCCATGTGCAGTATTAAGAGACCCTTATGATTGTTATCCGGGTTACTACGGTACAGCACAACAACCTGAAGAATTAGGAGTTATACGTAGAATACCTGAATCAGATTTAGTGCAAATGTATCCTGAACTAAAAGGATATTTTAATACAAAGAATAAAAGAAAAGCACCGGGTGGCGTACCTATAACAGGAACAGCATCTATCTCATCTCCTGATGAAGAAAGATGGGAAAGTTCACGTGGTGGTGAAGTAGTTGTAGAATACATGAATGAATTAGGAACACATGTTGTACATGTAGCTAGTAGAAAAATTGTAGACTTTGTACCTAACCCATTAAAATCAGGACCTGCATTTGTTGTAGCAAAAAGATTTTCTTTTGACGCATTACAAGGACAGTTTGACCAAGTTATAGGTTTAATGTCAGCTATGGCAAAAATAAATATTATGTCTGTTATTGCTATGGAAGATGCAGTATTTACAGAAACAAATATTGTTGGTGAGTTAGAATCAGGCAAATATAGAAAAGGCAGACACTCTGTAAATTATTTGTCTCCGGGTACACAAGTTGTTAAACCTGTAACTAATTTGCCATATCAATTGTTTGACCAAGTATCTAGATTAGAAAGACACTTGCGTGTTGTAGCAGGTTATCCTGTACAAGACGATGCTATATCTCCTAACTCTTTCGTTACAGGTAGAGGACTAGAAGAGTTACAAAGTGGTGTTGGTCAAATGGTTAGAGAGTATCACACAATATTAACTACAGCTTTACAAGAACTAGATTACAAAAGATTAGAGTATGATGAGTTAGTTCATGGTGATGTTAAACGTTCTATATCCGGTGTCTATAGAGGTAGTGTCTTTGAAGAAAGTTACAAACCTGACGTAGATATTAAAGGTGCATATAAAACAATACGTAAGTATGGTGCTATGGCATCTTTTGATGAACCGCAAAAAATTGTAACAGGCTTACAGTTATTGCAAGCAGGTATTATAGACAAACAAACTATGCAAGAAGAAATGGATGGTTTGGATAACTTACAAGCTATTAACGATAGAATAACTAAAGAAAAAGCAGAAAGAGTGTTGTTTGATTCTTTACTTGCACAAGCACAACAAGGCAATATGCAAGCTATGTCAGCATTAAGTTCTATTTATAAATCTCCAAAAAACATGGTAGATATATTAGAAAACTTTTTTGACCAAGCACAAGAAGAACAAGAAGAACAACAAGCAGCAGCACAAGCTATGATGATGCAACAACAAGGTGGTATGCCAAGTGTTGCACAGGCATTTGGAGGTGTCGGTGGATAAATTTAACGAAATTATATTTCAAGAGTTTGGATATGATGTTAATGTTGCAGAACAACTTACAGCAAAATATCATTCTAAATTAGAAACTTATAACGAACAAACTTCATCAGGAAGTGATTTTGCATTACCGGAAATACATTTTCCGGGATTAGGTTTTATTAGAATAGAATTTGTACCGGAGGATTACAATGGCGAAGAGACGTACTAGAGTAGAAAAAAATCCGGTAGCAGGTGGTAGACCCGCATATGATGAAGCACCTGTACAAAACATACCTCGTGCTCCGGGTGACAGCACAGGTCAAAGTCAAGATTTATTAAATCAACAACGTGGTGCACCTATGGCTAGAGAAGCAGAACTAGGAACTGATGTTAGTCAAACACAATCTGCTGCACCTATGAATTTACCTGATGCCTTTGGTCCCGGTGGTGGTAGCATTCCTGTTAGTAGTAGCCAACCTGCTGTAGGTCCTGCATTATCTATGTCTAATGGATTAACTAGAGACGATGTAGATTTATTGTTAGAAGAAATAAATGCTATTGTGCCAAGTTACGAAACAGCAGCATTAACTAGACGAGGACAAGTATCT